ACCCGCACCCCTCCTTTACAAAGGGCTGAAACTGCTGTATATAATCAACCTGTACAGCAAGAAGTTGCTTCAAGTCCATCTGTGCCGAGGCCCGATCCTAAAGCCGAAGCGTGGTACGAACGGAATAAGAATTGGTTCGGAGCAGATGATGAGATGACGGCAGTTGCCTATGCTGTGGACAAAAAACTCATGCGAGAAGGCGTAGACCCTCGTACGGATGATTACTACAGGCGAATGGATGAACGCCTCCGTGAACTCTTTCCTGACCGGTTTGAGGACACAAGGCAACAATCTCAACCTGTAAGACAGCAATCCACTGTGGTTGCTCCGGCTTCTAGAAGTGCTTCCCCAAAGACCGTCAAGATCCCGCCCGGTGGCGCGGCTGTTGCACGGAAACTAGGAGTACCTCTGGAGGAGTACGCAAGACAATGGGCTGCTGTTAATGGAAGGAGTCAGTGATGAGTAACCAAAATCGAATGAGCCGTGAGTTGGAGTCCCGTGAACATCAAATCAGTGCTGAGGCATGGGCACCTCCGAGTCAAATACCAACCCCCGATCCTCAGGACGGGTACAAATTCAGATGGATTCGTACCTCAGTGATGGGTCTGGACGATGCGCGTAACGTTTCGATGCGCCGTCGTGAAGGGTGGGTGCCGGTGAAGGCTGAGGATCATCCTGAACTGCTTCTTGATTTGGGCCTCGAAGGATCCGCCCCGAAGACTGGATTAGTTTTATTTGGTGGCCTTATGTTGTGCAAGAACCTCGAAGAAAATGTTGAGAAGCGTAATCGTTACTACGAGAACATGGCTGATCAACAGATGAGGTCCGTGGACAACAACTTTATGAGAGAAAACGACGCTCGCATGCCACTCTTTAGTGAGAAGCGTGCGGAGGTCACTTTCGGACGTGGCAAATAACTTTTAAGGAGTTTAACGATGGCTTATCCTACTCTTGCAGGGCCTTATGGCCTTCGCCCGATCAATTTGGTCGGTGGGCAGGTGTATGCTGGTCAAACTCGCCAAATCCCGATTGCCTCTGGTTCTGCTACCGACATCTTCTACGGTGACGTTGTAGCCCTGAACACAGCAGGTACTCTGGAGAAGGTGACGACCACCGACACCGCTTCCGATGTTGTTGGTGTGTTCCTTGGCGTTACATACGTCAATCCCACCACCAAGCAACCCACCTATGCTCAGTTCTATGACGGCCCGATCACCGGTTCGACTACCTTTGCATATGTGCAAGACGATCCCGATCAGTTGTACCAAGTCGCAGTTTGCGCAACCGGTTCTACCGCTATTAGTGGTCTTACCCGTGCTGCTGTGGGTCAAAACGCTGCACTCGTGCAGAACTCTGGAAACACCCAAAACGGTGATTCCCGCGTTGCCGTTTTGAATTCAACTGGCACAGCCACTACGCTTCCCGTGCGTGTGATCGACGTGATCCCTGAAACAACTAATACGGTTGGCTCGTATACGGAAGTGGTCGTCAAGTTTAATATTGGCGTCCATACCTATACTACTGCTGTCGCCGTAGCATAAGGAGCAAATAAATGGCTATCTCACGCGCACAACTTTTGAAAGAACTCCTCCCAGGACTTAATGCCCTGTTTGGTATGGAGTACAACCGCTACGGTGAAGAGCACAAAGAGATCTTTGTAACGGAGACCTCTGAGCGTTCCTTCGAGGAAGAAGTCAAGTTGTCCGGCTTCTCCGCTGCTCCAGTGAAAAACGAAGGCTCTGCCATCGCTTATGACAACGCGCAAGAGGCTTTCTCTGCTCGTTACAGCCATGAGACGATTGCTCTGGGCTTCTCGATCACTGAAGAGGCGATCGAAGACAACCTGTATGACAGCCTCTCGGCTCGTTATACCAAGGCTCTGGCCCGTGCTATGGCTTACACCAAGCAAGTCAAGGCTGCGAATATCCTGAACAACGGCTTTAACTCGTCCTACCCCGGTGGCGACGGCGTTGAGTTGTTCTCGACTGCTCACCCCTTGGTTTCTGGTGGAGTCAACTCCAACGAACCCGGTACACCTGCCGACCTGAACGAGACTTCTCTTGAAGCCGCCGTTATTCAGATCGCTGCGTGGACGGACGAGCGTGGCCTGCTGATCGCAGCCAAGCCCCGCAAGTTGATTGTTCCTCCTGCACTGATGTTCGTTGCAACCCGTCTGCTTGACACGGAACTCCGTGTTGGTACGGCTGATAACGACATCAACGCGCTGAAGAACAACGGTTCGATCCCTGAGGGTTACACCGTTAACCACTTCCTGACGGATACGAACGGCTGGTACCTGACCACCGACGTGCCTAACGGTCTGAAGCACTTCATCCGTACTCCCATGAGTACTTCGATGGACGGAGACTTCGACACCGGCAACGTGCGGTACAAGGCCCGCGAGCGTTATTCGTTTGGTTGGTCTGATCCGCTTGGTATCTTCGGTTCGCCCGGAGCGTCCTAAGCAGTAAAAAAGGGGGAGGAGAAATCTTCCCCCTTTGTGTTTTATTGAGTATTATTTAGGTACCAAGATTTTTACCCGTACAGACTGGCTTGGCAGACTTAGTAGAGACAGTACGGGCATGTGCTACTACACGAAAGGAAGTTCAAATGGCTTCGACCACCTTCTCCGGCCCAGTTACTTCGACCAATGGCTTTGTTGGCGCTGTTACTGGTAACGTAACCGGAACCGTGACTGGCAACGTAGACGCAACCGCTGGTTACATTCAACTCCGCACAGTAACTGCAACTCAACTGGCTGATGCTACTGATTCAGTAAATACCGCTGGCAAGGCTGCTGGAACGATTGTTTTTGAAACAACCAACAGTTATATCTATGTCGCTGTTGGCGCTAACGCAACCAGTAACTGGGTTTTGGCTGACGGCACTGGCGCTGTTACACCGTCCTAATTAGGAGGCCCCCATGGGTATGCAAACCGATGTAAAAAGTACGTACCGAATTAATGACGGTACTATTTTTGGGGGGCCTGCGCGGATTAAAGGGGTTTTAATTTCCCCAGCAGCCACTGCAGGTTCTTTAGTACTTAAAGATGGTGGTACGGGTGGGGCTACAGTGTTTCAATCTTCTTGGCCTGCCAGCACCGAACCATCACCTTTTAACGTTGTTATTCCGGGTCAGGGTATTCGTTGCGAAACAGACATCTATGCTGACGTAACGGATCTTACTTCCATAACGGTTTTCTACGGATAAAAAATGCAAAACGAAAAATCCTACAGCCTAGAAGGGCGGAAGATCATGCTTGGTCTTCCAACCTATGACTTTAAAATGTCTGCCAAGTTGGCTATTGCACTGGCTAACTTTGCTGCAACCGCAGGTCAACACGGGGTAAAGATCCAGATTAGCAACATTTCTGGGTGCTCTATCGTTGCCCGTGCTAGAAACCTCATCGCAAATGACTTTCTAGAGAGCGATTGCACCGACCTGATGTTCATTGACTCGGACATCAACTTCAACTCGGACGACATTTTTAGGCTGATGGCTTGGGTTACTGAACCCAAGATCGGGATTGCGGGGGGCATACCTACTACCCGTAGTAAAGAAAAGACGTTTATCTCTACGCTCTACAAAGACGAGAACGGCGAGTTGATCATGAACCGCATGGGTCTGATCCGTGCAAAACAGATCGCTACCGCGTTCATGCTCATCCGCCGCGACGTTTTGGAGACGCTAGATAAGGCCCACCCCGAGTGGGATTACACCGATGTGCGTGCACAGAATAAGAAGGTCAAAGCCTTTTTCCACTTTGATGTGACTCCTGAGGGTTACGTTGGAGAGGACTATCTGTTCTGCAACCGCGCTACGGAGCATGGCTTTGAAGTATGGGTTGACCCCACGATTACGCTAGGCCATATGGGCATGGAAGAGTTCACCGGTTGCTTTGGTGAAGACTGGCTCTACCCCCAACTGCGTAATCTGGAAGCGAAAAAAACGGCGGCTTAAATGGCTAAGACACCAGCATGGCAACGCAAAGAAGGCAAGAACCCCAAAGGCGGCTTGAACGCCAAAGGGCGGGCTTCCTACAACGCAGCCAATCCTGGGAAGCCTGGGCTGAAACCCCCACAGCCGGAAGGTGGGTCCCGCAGAGATTCTTTTTGCGCCCGGATGAAAGGGATGAAGAAGAAGTTGACGAGCAAGAAGACTGCGAATGACCCTAACTCTCGGATCAATAAGTCGCTACGCGCATGGAAATGCTAAATGGAAATGATGTTATGGAACGTGGTGCTGAGTGCAATCGTGGGGGTCATGGTGTTTATGCTTAAGGGCAAGTTCGATGAACTCCAACGAATCAGCATCCTGCTAAACAGAACTAGGGAGGAGGTGGCTCGTGACCACATCACTCGTGCAGAAGTTAGGGCGGATTTGGAAAAAATTCGTGAACACTTTGACTCAGGGTTTAAGCGCCTTGAAGACAAAATTGATGCCCTCGGGCAACGGAG